AGCAGCAGCAGACTGTTGCGACGCTCACGATGTCCGTCAACCTTCCCCACCACTTCAAGGGCACCCACATGAGTCGTTTCGTGGAGGTCCTGAACGACCACCGCGGCGAAGTGACCATGAGAACGGTACCCACGATCCTTCGCGATCTGAAGGGGCGTCTCCAGGCAGAGAGTGCTCGGATACAGGTCACGTTTCCATACTTTCTCGAACGGGCGGCACCTGCGAGCGGTGCCCGAGGGCAAGGCGCCGACCAAGGCGCGCCAATCTGGCGCGAAGCGCGCCAATCTGGCGCGCAAACCCGTCAAGGCGGCGGCGAAGCGCGCGAGTAGGGCGCGCAAGGCGAAGTGACCCGCCGAGGGGGCTGGCGAGGCCCGAGCTATCGAGGCGAAATGCCTTCATTGGGCTGGGAGATCCTGGAATGGACCGCAGAGGTCCTGCCATCGCCCCGAGACCACGACGAACCCCTCGAGCTCACCGACGAGCAAGCCCGGCTCCTCGTGGCCTGGTTCACGATCGACCCGCGGACCGGCCGGTTCGTCCACCGGCGGGGGATCTCGAGGCGCGCGAAGGGCTGGGGCAAGTCACCGCTTCTCGCCGTCGTGTGCATCGCCGAGCTGTGCGGCGATGTCCGGTTCGATGGGTGGGACGCGGATGGGGAACCGGTCGGGCGGCCGTGGGGGACCGCCCTCGACCCTCAGGCATGGGTCCAGCTCGCCGCGGTGTCAGAGGACCAGACCGACAACACCCATTCCGTGGTCTACGACCTGCTTACGGCGAACGACGGCGCCGCCGCCGACGCGTTGCACCTCGATCCCGGGCTCACCCGGACGATCCTGCATGACGGCAAGCACCGCGGGAAGCTCGAGCCGGTCACCGCGTCGGCCGGCGCCCGCGAGGGCCAACCGGTCACGTTCGCGCTCCTCGATGAGACCCACCTGTGGATCGTCCGCAACGGCGGCGTGAAGCTGGCGCGGACGTTGCGCCGCAACGTCGCCAAGATGGACGGCCGCACCTACGAAACCTCCAACGCGTTCGAGCCCGGCGAGGAATCGGTTGCCGAACGGTCCCACAAGGCCAACCTCGTCGGGTCGCCCGGGATCTTCTACGACGCCGTCGAGGCCCCCGAGATCGACCTGGACGCCGCGACCGACGCCGAGCTCGAGGAGGCGCTCCGGGTTCCCTACGGCGACGCCTGGTGGGTCGATCTGCGCCGGCTGGTCGCCGACGCCCGGGACCCGGACGTGCCCCGCGAGGACTTCGAGCGGTACAACCTCAACTGGAACCGCAAGGGCGGCGGCAAGGCCGTCGACCCGAAACGGTGGGATGAGGTGGTCGACGCCGGCCGGGTCGTCCCGGACGGCACCCGGGTCGGCGCAGGGTTCGACGGGGCGATCTCGCATGACTGTGTCGCGCTCGTGCTGTGCACCGAGGACGGGCACCTGTTCGTGCCCACTTACGCCGGCGAGCCGACGATCTGGACCCGGCCGGTCAACGCGCCGCCCGACTGGCGTTACCCCCGGCTAGCTATTGAGGACGCCGTCGCCACCGTGTTCGACCGCTACACGGTCGGCCGGTTCTACGCCGACCCGCCGCGCTGGCAGTCCGAGATCGAACGTTGGACCGAGCTCTACGGCGACGAGGTCGTGCTGTTCTTCGACACCAACCAGCCCAAGCGGATGTCGGTCGCGTGCGATCGGTGGGACACGGCGCTGGGCGAGGCCGGTGCGGCCGACCGCAACCTGACCCACGACGGGACCTCGCTGCTCCGTTCGCACGTGCTGGCCATGTTCCGCCGCAAGGCCTACCTCAAGGCCTCCGATCCGGCCGAGCCCCGCACCCGCTACGTGTTCGACAAAGGCCCGGACGGCCGTCACATCGACGCCGGCGTCGCCTCGGTCCTCGCCCTCGAGGCCGCCGCCACCATGCCCGCCGAACCCGAACCGCTCCCCGAGCCCGACATCTTCTAGGGGCCCGGTCCAGGTCCCACTTGGGACAAGGGGCCATAATGAGCGTCGGTGAGGTCCACCACCGTCGTCCTGCGCCCATGTGAGCACGCTGTCCGCGTGGCGGCTGTGACCGTCGCCGCCTGCCGCGAAGCCCACAGCCCGATCGGCTGCCCGACGTGTGGTGTCGACCGAGAGTGGACGGAGGGTCGCAAAACGAGAGGCCGACGGATCATCCCCTCCCGACGGATCGGCCACTGATGGAACGCAAGCTGCTCGCCCTGGTGCTGGTCGGCGCGGGCGTCTGGGTGCAGTGGGGTCCAGGGTTCGCGCTCATCGTCCTCGGTGTCCTCCTGGCATGGTCGGGCGTCGAGGCGGAGACGGTGCGGGCATGGTCACGGCGCCCGCATCGAGTGTGGGAGCGCTCGCGGGATCTCGCCGTGGCCATGCCCCGCCGCACGATCGCCACGGTCCTGATCGTCGCTGCGATCGTGCTGCTCCCCATCGGGTCCGCGTTGGCCGCCGGCACGTGGACCGGGCTCATCGCCCTGGGCGGGCTCGCCCTCGGGCTCGGCGTCGCGCTCGCCTGGGAGACCCACGTCGAAGTGGAGGGCTGACCGGGTGGGCCTGTTTCACGGCCGCAAAGCCGATCTGATCGCCGGCGGCGGCGGGTCCATCGTCGTCGACCCGTTCGGGCCGATCGGCCGCCCGAACCTCGAGGGGATGTTGTTCCCCGAGGCGACCTACCAGAACTACGCGCTCAACGGGTTCGGTCGAAACGAGCTCGTCTACGCGTGCATCCTCAAGAAAGCGCGCACCCTGCCCCAGGCCCGGCTCCGGGTCTACGGCGAGCAGCAGGTCGAACCCCTCGAGGATCACCGGCTCCGCCGGCTCATCGCCCAGCCGAACGAGGCGACCAACGAGGTCGAGTTCCTGATGCTGTCGGTCGTCCACCTCGACCTGTCGGGCAACTGCTACTGGCTGATCGTGCGGGCCCGCGATGGCCTGCCGGCCGAGCTGTGGCCGATCCGCCCCGACTTGATTCGGGTTCTGCCCAATCCGGTGAATCCGCGGCAGTGGGCCTACGGGTACGCGCTCGACCCTGAGGCTCAGGTCCGGTTCGGGCCCACCGAGATCATCCCCGTGTCACGCCGGGACGTGATCCACCTCAAGTACCCGAACCCGCTCGACGCCTACTTTGGGCAGGCTCCGCTCCGTCCGGCGACCCGCGCGGTGTCGGTCGACAACGCGCGCACCGATTTCGTCGACGCGCTGCTGCGTAACGACGCGGTGCCCCGCGTGGTGGTGACTACGCAGCAGAAGATCGATCAGAAGATCGTTGACCGGCTCGAGGAGCGCTGGTCCCGCAAGTACGGGGGCGTCAACCGGGGCAAGCCCGCGTTCTTGCAGTTCGGGATGGACGTCAAGCCTCTCGCGCTGAACCTCACGGACCTGGAGTTTGGGGATATGTCCGGGATCACCGAGGCCCGGATCTGTTCCGCCTTGGGCGTCCAGCCGATCCTGGTCGGGGCCAAGGTCGGCCTGGACCGGTCGACGTTCGCCAACTTCCACGAGGCGAAGGTCGAGCTCTGGGAGGACACCCTGATGAACCTCCAGGACATGATCGAGGCCGGGGTTGCGACCCAGCTCCTCCCCGAGTTCCTGGGCGTGGGCCGGGCCCGGGTCTCGGTCCGCTGGGATACCTCGGCGGTGCTCGCCCTCCAGGAGGCCGAACGCGAACGCTGGGAACGGGCCACCAACGCGCTCGCGCGGGGTGGGATCACCCGCAACCAGTTCCTCCGTATTGTCGGGCTCGACGAGGTATCCGGCGGCGACGTGTTCCTCACGCCGGCGGGCGTGCTCCCGACCCCGGTGGGGGAGGCGACACCGCCGCCGGCCGAGCTCACCGAGGGCTCCGATGAGACAGGACCGCGCTCTGAGACGCTCGAGGCGGCAAGCTATGCCCACCGGTACCTGGCGCGTGTAAACGGCAACGGCAACGAGAGGTGATTCATGGGAGGCCTACAACGACTCCAGGCCGACGTCGAGTACAAGGCGGTCGGTGACGCCGGCGAGGTCGAAGGTCTCGCCTCCGTGTTCGGCAATGTCGACCAGGTCGGCGACGTCGTCCTACCCGGCGCCTTCACCAAGACGATCCACCGGTGGAAGTCCGCGACCCAGCCCATGCCCCTGATCGCCGACCACTCGCTGACGACCGACGGGTTGATCGGCTCGGTGAAGGATCTCGCGGAACGCAAGGCCGGGCTGTGGTTCCGGGCCGGGTTCTCCCGCTCCGACAAGGCGCAGCGGATCCGTCAGGACATCCTCGACGGCCACCTGCGGGGGACGAGCTTCACCTACGAGGCGCTACGGCACCGGCCGGGCCGCCAGGACGGGAAGGCCGTCCGGTTCCTCGAGGAGCTGCGCCTGTTTGAGATCACGCTTAACCCGTTCCCGATCAACGAGCTGGCTGGCGTGACCGGCGCCAAGGCGCCGACGACCCCGTGGGGCAACTTCACCGAGGCCGACTACACGCCCGAGCAGTGGCGGCGCGCCTGCCTGATCGACACCGGCGAGGGCGACACCGACTCCAAGTCGCGCTACAAGCTCCCGGTCCGTGAGCCCTCCGGGACGCTCAACGTCGGTGGGGTCCACGCCGCGGCCGGCGCACTCGCGGGCGCCCGCGGCGGCCTCAACGCGTCGACCGAACAGAAGCGGCGCGCTGCCCGCGCCCTGATCCGCCTCTACGGCGAGATCGACGAGGAGCCCCCCGACTCGCTGCGCCGGCTCGCCGGCGCCGGCTCGGCCAGGTTTGACCAGGGGCTGGGGGGCCCAGGGCACCGCCCGCTTGAC